GAAGACAAGCTGAGTCGTCTTCTTGGGATAATCAACACTCACAGGCGAAACATCTGTCCTGGACTGAGAATTCAAATTTGCATTTCGTATGACAATCGTGAGAAGAAGATCGGTACAAAGCGCCAAGAGCTTCTTCAAGGTGCGAAGGGCAAATATTTCTCGTTTATCGATGACGATGACTTGGTCACGGAAGCCTATTTTGAGGATGCACTGGTGACAATCAGAGATGGATTCCACGTGTGTCGTCTTCGTGGTCAGATGAATGAATATACCTTCACCCACAGTGTTGAGAACAGACTGGATATGCCAATGTGTATTGGAGATGTATTTATTCGTCCACCTAATCACCTGAACGTGATGATGACGGATGTTGGGCGCCTGATTTCATTCAGGGATGCAACGCAAGGAGAGGATCTTGACTGGACAATTCGCCTTGCTCAGACAGGGTGGCTCAAGCGCGAGTATCAGTCGGATCCCGAACGTATCCACTATATCTACGATCTTGGCGGGCGCCCAACTCATCCGAGCACACTCACATACCAGCGTACAACAACGTATCAGACAATGTTGAAAATGGTCTGGAGAGATGGTGGTCCGGAGGAGCCGACAGCAGCGCCCGTTGATGTACGGAAGAGTGGATTTCGTCTGACTTCGAGAGGCTTTGTTTCTAAGTAAAAGGTAATGGATGTGTTTACAATTGTCGCATCGCTTGTTGCGGCGATCATCATCGGGGTCATTCTTTGGAGGGTTTTCTCGGCGCCTACAAAGACGACAGATGCGATCGACATTATGAATGGATCCATCTCGGGAAAGGAAACGAAGAGTACGCCTGGAACAACAGTCACTCGGTCATTCAACCAGCAACAGGGTGCAACCTTTACCTATACGGGTTGGATCCTTGTCAAGGATTTCACATACAACTATGGAAAGAAGCGACTGATCTTCAGCAAGGGTGATTGCCCTGGACTGTATCTGGACACGACTTCGAACTCTCTGCTTGTGACAATCCAGACGTATGCAAATACTCCTGAATCTATCTTGATCTCGAACATCCCTGCGGACAAGTGGGTTCACTTTGCGATTGTTGTGGATCAGGATGCAGTGGATGTGTACATCAACGGTATTATCCGCCAGCACCACTCTCTGCTGCAGCTCCCGAAGCAGAATGATACGGATGTTGTGATGGGTGCAACCGGTGCACAGGGTTGGGACGGTGTTCTTGCGAATTTCCAGTATACTCCGCGTTCATTGTCGGCAGGTGAGATTGCTGCACTGACCTCTAATGTCCCGACAAATGATCTGACAATCCCTCCGTCAGGTCCCCAGTACTTCGATATGAGCTGGTACACCGGGCGAACTTAATTCTCGACAGGATGTAATGAGCGCAGGTGGTCAAAATAGTACAGCCCTTTCTGGAATCCAAGGAATGCGGATCAAAGACACCTCAGATGTGGTTGCACAGACTCGTGTGCGTCAAATCTATCAGCTGTTCAATTCGAATGCGCCGACGGCTGTTCGTCCTCGTATTCGTAACGGAAATGATGTGTATCTTCAGTATCTTGAGGGACTCAAGGAGGTCTCTTCCAACGTGAACGGCTACGCAGCTTGTCCCGCGTGTGTTGGTCTGACGTACAACGGCAATACGCAGTCAGATCCTACCAAGTTTATTCTGACGTTCAAGAACGGGAACTTTCCTCCGGTGTAGTTTCCTTCAACTTTTTGAGTGCAGTCTTAGCCTTCTTTTTCGATGTCTTGTCATCGGGATTGTATGTGAAAAAGTATTCCAAATATTTCTTGGAGGACTTGTCCTTTCCAAGTTCAAGAAGCAGATCTGCCTTTGCACGCTTCATCTCAATAAAACTCTCTTGTGTCCCAATACACTCTTTGGGCGTCAAGACAGCAAATCTACGGTGGGGCTTCGAGTTTGCCACATCAACCAACCGCTGAGCAACGCAGAGCACACTGGCAAGCTTCTCTTCGTGAGCACCCGAATACATATATGCAAAGAAGAACTGCAAGATGGTCGGGATACTCGCAACCTTCACACCATTTTCCATCTTGTGGTAGCTGTGGCACGCAGTTGTCTCGTAGAATCGGAACAGCGTCTTCTTGCCACTCGAATCCAAAACAGCCGTCCGCTTGGGAAGAATGTCGTTTTCCTCAAAGACTTCAGTCTTCTCGCCGCGTGTCAGACGCGCAATCGTTTCGGCGTCCGCAAGGAGTCCAATCGGCGTTGTCCAGTTCTGATCTAGGTGCACTTCGGCTGAGGTCACGCCCAGTAACACAACAGGTTCGGTCTTAAGTAGACGGATGACACCCTTTTGTTGCTGCGGTGTCAGTTCGTTGTGGTCGGCAGGCTCCTGCATCTTGCAGGTGACCGGGTGTGCCTTGTTCAGAAGTTGAAGGCGCTTGTACACCTTCTCCCAGCGAGACACATCGCCGCGCGGGCGGCTGAGCTCCAGATACATTGACATCCTCAGAAAGTTCACAGGAACATAGTGGACCTTGTTGCGCACCTCGCCCTCCTTCCACAGACGATCAAAGATCGTCTCGTCCAGTTGAGTGATATCCGCCACACCCGTGTAGTCTGCAAAGACCTTGAAGGTGCCAATGTGCATTCCCGGCTTGACTTCAACTGCCTTGATGCCGTGAGCCTTCAACTGGTTTGCAATGATCACCGCGTGCGCTTGAGGGGTCTTGCTGAAAAAGTCATAATCCGGCACGTCCACCTTCGGGTCGTAGAACTGGTCCTCTTTGGGGAGCAGGTTGTTGATCGCGGTGCCACCGTAACACATCACAGGATGGTTCTTCAGGAATGCTCGGACAACACTAAGGGCTGTCATTGTGCCCGGATCCGAGGCGGCGACCCGATTGTTCTCCTCTTCCAGGTCTTTCACAATTTTCGTGATGTCCTCCATTAAAAATGGATACTACTTTGTTTTAAATCTTATCAAGCAGCAAGAATGCCCCCTAAGCGATACAATCTTCGTAGCCGTAAGTCTCCCGTGGTGTGGGTAGACGATGATACCCTCAAGACCAAGAAGGAGGAGGATGATGAGGAGGACACAGATTTTAAGCCAAGTGAATCAGAAGATGAGGAGGAAGACGAAGACGAGGAGGAAGATGAAGACGAGGACGAGGAGGAGTCGGAGGAGGAAGAAGAGACGACCCTCAAGCTCCCCAAGGGCTCCAAGGTGTCCGTCAAGCTTCATATCCACCAGATCTCTGGTAAGGGAAACTCCCGCATCGACATTGAGCGGGAGTCCGAGTCAGAGTCGGAGGAGGAAGAAGAGGAGGACTTCATCGCGCACCTGATGGACAAGTATGTTCGTCCGGATACCAACGGTAAGCTTCCCAAGTCCAGTCGCAACCCGAGTCGTCGCCGCTCCCATCGCGAGGAGGAGAGTGATGAGGAGCCCGCCCTCAACCTCAATGACGAGGAAGAGGAGTACTTCGAGGATCTGTCCAAGTCCAAGCGTCGCAAGCTCAATGCGCAGATGAAGAGCCTTGCCAAGCTGGTCTCTGACGGCGAGATCCCCTACAAGTTTCGCGTCCTTGGTCTGCCGATCCCCGATGCTCTCAAGGCGAGTGTCATCCGCAAGATTGACATCCTCAACGAGATGGATCCGGACTCCGGTGAGGTCCACAAGCTCAAGACGTGGGTGGATGGCTTCCTCCGTGTGCCGTTCGGAAACATCGTGCCTCTGCCCGTCAGCTTCACAGAGGATCGCGCTGCGTGTTCCAAGTTCCTTGCAGACACACAGGTCACGATGGACAAGGCTGTCTACGGAATGAATGCCGCCAAGGCGCAGATTATGCAGATCGTGGCTCAGTGGATCGCGAACCCGAGCTCGGTTGGCAATGTGATTGCTCTCAAGGGTCCGATGGGTGTTGGCAAGACATCCTTCGCTCGCCACGGTGTAGCCGAGGTGCTGAAGCGTCCCTTCGAGTTCTTCTCTCTGGGCGGTGCTTCTGATTCCGCCCAGTTTACGGGTCACTCGTACACTTACGAGGGAGCAACGTGGGGACGTATCGCAGATGCGGTTATGTCAGCACGGTGTATGAATCCTGTGATCTACTTTGACGAGCTAGATAAGGTCTCCACGACGGCGCACGGCGAGGAGATCATCAGTATGCTCATCCACTTGACGGATCGGTCGCAGAACTCTCATTTCCACGACCGCTACTTTGCGGGTGTTGATTTTGATCTGAGCCAGTGTCTGTTTGTGTTTAGCTTCAATGACGAGTCCAAGGTCCACCCGATCTTGAAGGACCGTATGCAGGTCATCAACTGCACGGGATACACCTCGGATGATAAGAAGGTGATTCTGAAGCAGTATGTCTGGCCTCAGGTCCTGGAGCGTCTGAGTATGGAGAAGGATCTGACCATCACGGATGAGGCGGTCAAGTTTATGGTGTCTGAGTACTCGGATGAAGAAGAGGGTGTTCGTGTCCTGATCCGTGCCGTGGAGGCCCTGGTTACCCGCATCAATCTTCTGCGGATTGCCGATGAGAAGACAGCAAAGGGCTATCCGTTCTACAAGGCGATCAAGTTGCCGATGGCAATCACGCCGGACGATGTTCGGTCTATTCTTGTGGAGACCAAGGTTATCAATGAGTCCTGGCGCCAGCTTTACAGGTGAATCCAATCCTCGTCCTTGATCCGAAACGTAATCTCACAGGGATTGTCATCCAGTGTGGAGTAGATGCACTTCACATTTTTCCCTTCAACCCGGATGTTCATCGAAAACTCAACATAAGTGGAGTGGAACAGAAATGGGATGGAAACGCGCTTGGGAGCGTACGTCGTATCATCCATCACCACAATACAGCTAAAGTAGTTCCTGGGATGCTCGCCAATGACAAAGTGTGTCAATGCCCAGAGCTCATTTTTCGTCCGAGCCGGTGCACCCGATCCCCGCAGATGACGGAAGAACCAGGGTGTTGGGTGACGCGTATGGATATTCATCTTTGCTCCATTAAACTTACCAATCTGCAGAGGGAACCAGTGGTAGATCACATCATCTGTCCCAGTAATCGCCAACCAGTTCTTCTCACACTTGGATCCGACCGGCGACTCCATCACAATACAATCGCGGTACTTTCCAGTATCGGGATCGTATTTTCCCCTCATAACTGCGTGCCAAGGTACATACTCTGCCACGGTCGCAGAAAAGCATAGATCGCCCAGCTTGTCGCGATACAACCGGACATCCTCCAGTCCCTTAACGCGAGCGGGAACACGAGGAAGATTTGTGGACTTGTCATCCATCAGGACAATCTCCTTCGTATCTTCATTGTAGCAGGCATTCTGAGTCAACACATCATTCTGGTCGGAATACGACCCATCCTTCATCGTATAGGTCGTATTTGTGTGATTCAGATTGTAGTTCACAAACCGGATATTGTGATACGGCGCTGAGATCGAAATGTGAGCGGGATGAAAGTTAGGTCCAAAGAGATCACGCTTCACGGGATACGGAACGGACTCACCCTCCAAGACCTCAATGTAAAACTTCATATTCGAATACACGCTCTCCGGGAACGGCTTGTCAGCCATCAGGTACTTCATCGAATCACGAAGAGCCTCGCGCTTTGTTCCAAGAGTGTAGTAACGGCACACGGACTCCTCATATTCAAAAAGCCCAGTGTAGACCTCGCGCTCAATGAACAGCGAATCCTTAGAAAGCGGAATCTGCTTTCCAATCCGAATGTAGTGCATCGCCTTGAAGTGGTCGCCCTTGATTCGGAAGTACTTTGCAAGGTGATACAGTCCCTCAGCACGTCCCGGGTAGAAGGCAAATGCTCGCTGGACCCATTCCTCGAACTGATACTTGTCATCGAGGGTCTCATATGTCTTGGCGATCATATAATGGGAATACCAAACCTCTTCAAACCACCCACCTAGTGCAATACGCTTCTTATAGGTTGCGATCGCCTCGTCCCACTTCCCCATCGCATGATAGGTCTGAGCCAGATAAAACACATACCGAACATTATCCGGCTCATCGGCAACGCCCTTCAACAAGAGAGCCAGATCGCGCGGAAACTTATCAGTCTTGCATCCACCGTCGTTGCGATCGTCGATGTAGCAGATGTCCCTGGGAAGGGAAGCACAAGGTCCATCCCAATACTCGTGAGTGACGCCCTTGCAGACCCAATCGTAATCCATACGTACTAGGCGAGTATTTGGATAGTCGAGGTGTCCAGCAGACTGGATCATCGTATACCCAAGATCACCAAGGTTCTGCTCCTTAAGCTTCCCAGGAACAAAGATCATATCGCCATCCAGCAGAAGACCATACGAATCCGTCATATCCCAACCCTTTGCCTTACAGTATGCCTGTGCGTTCAGGAAACTCAGAGTGCGATTATGACCAAAGTCTTTCCATGTATTCACCTCAAGGCAACCATCGTGCGTCGCCAAAAACTCGAGTGCGATATCCGTGGTCTTGTCAGTTGATCCGGTGTCCGTGATCACATATGCATCAACCAACCCCTCAACCGCGCTCATACATCGCCGAAGGATCTTCTCTTCATTCTTGACCATCAAAATCAAGACAAACCTCGGCATCGCGTCCGTATTGACATTCCTCTCTTCGCTCTGTCTAAGTAAATGAGCACCGACTTTGTCAAGCAGTCTCTTCGCGAGAACCTGAGCCGCGTTCTTATTCCTCACGTCGCGGATGGTCTGTGGAGCATCTACGACAACGCCAAGACTGCGTGTGTTCGCAACAAGCAGCCAGGCGAGACGCTGAAGACGTTCCAGAACCTCCTTACCCGTGTTCCCCAGTGGACGGATGAGATTCTGAACACGGAGGTTGCCCGTATCGAGAAGGCGTCCAAGTGCGAGTATATGGATGATCTTCTGCTGGGTGTGTTTGTGAGCTACATCCGTGCATTTGCGTCTCTGCAGCAGTCGGATGAGGCGCACGTGAACATTGAGTTTGATCGCCCATCTCTGACGAAGTTCATCTTCACTCTCTACAAGTCCGCCGCTCGCAAGTGCTGGTCGAATGCATATATGTTTAAGACGATTGATGTGTCCTCGGAACAGCAGTCGCGTAACCGCCGCGACATCGAGGCGATGCTCGGTGGAACCCTGGATGAGGTCATTGACAGCTTCATCCCGTGGAAGGACATCAGCAAGGCTTATTTCCAGGCTCGCCCGTCCACTGCTGCTACCCCTGAGCCCGAGAAGCGCCCGGATACGCCGCGCCCTCCAGAGGTTAAGCCGGCTCTGACATTTGGTGCGTCGGAGACCGTTGAGTTCGAGACAGACAATGATGACGATGAAGAGGCTGAGCGTCCTCGCCTCACGATAGGAGAGGATGTCAAGCTCGACCTTGGAGATGAGGACGAGGAAGAGGAGCCCGCCGCCAAGCCTGCTGGAATCGTGAAGCTGGACCTTTAACCGCGTCTAAGTATGTCTAAACCAATCCACATTCAAAAAGCAAATGACAGACTACCAGACACTCGGAATGGTTGTTGGCGTCGTGATGGTTGTTGCGGCACTCCTGTATGTTCTTGATCGTCGCGCGAAGGAGCAGTCGGTCGATTACACAGATCTTACCAAGATTGCGGGTGGATCTGGAATCCTGGCGACGGGCATTCTGTATTCGCTTGGAACGGAGACGGTCGCGGATGTTGCCGAGACGATCACCTCCACTGCATCCGCCGCCCAGGACATGTTTGTTGGCAAGCCGGAGTTTTAATCCGTACTAAGGATAGAATGGATGCACTGCAAGATTCAGTGGATACATCTGTAACTCTAAAACTATTTAGGACAAAGGAATCCTCAATGTATTACCATATTTTTCATAGTAAGCACGTGAGGTTCCCGCTATCAAAACTAAAAATCCTAGATAACTTTGATACAAACCGTCTTTCGAGCAATCCATACCCCAAAGAAAACCGTCCTAGAGGGCAGGCAGATCTGGATTCAGTTTTACATCATAGGCAAACAATACGGCAACAAGGGAGTACAGAGCCAATATGGATCGTATTGAAAAAGGGAACCTATACTTTACTGGATGGTGCTCATCGCATTGTTGCGACCTATTTAGAACGCAAACGAACGATTCCAGCCTATATAGTTCATGCCGATGAATAAATGTTCAACGGTCTAAGGACACTCATACATACACAGTATGTCTCGCATAGTTCGGCTTGCAGGAAGAGCGATTGACCTTTCGGGGTTGCACGGTATTTGGCTGGGAACCAAGCATCCAATTGGCTCGCGGATCACACTATTCTATCCCAAAGGTCCTACGCAGACGATTGACTATGAACATGGCGAATGGGAACAAGCCGAAAAGGACACAAAGTTTCTGCAAGATGCCAGGAAAGAGTTTTTAAGTCCACTTAATCACGAGAAATCGAGTGAACCACCTCTTATGAACCGCGCACCCAGGGAATTCCTTGACTAACGCATCCTGGACAGTATCCAAAGACAAGGTTTCAGGAACCTCAACCACGTGACACGTATCTCCCGCCCGGGCGTTAGAGCATGCAGTTCTAACTGCAGTCTCAATAAAGACATCCAACTGACAAAGATCACGAAGTTCCTCTGCGCTCGGCATTCTTTTCATAGGTGTAGATAATCGTAAATGGGCTGTCCGTATGCAAACGCACTTGGAGAACCAGGAAAAGGTGTTCACGCAACGAGAATCTTTGGATTCGCGTAGGATGACGATTGTAGCCGCACTGCTCACGTCTTTTTTGTTTAACATTTCGTGGTGGAAATCGCTGATCGCGTGGTTTGTTGCAGGCGAGATCCTGCACTATGTGTATGGTGTGAATTCTGCCTTCTTGCAGAAAACTGGATTGAGCCCATCGTGTGCTTAGCCATCACCAGGAAGTGGATACCGCTTCCAGACCCAGTGAAATCCATACCATAGCAATGTAAATCCGTGCGCTCTGAGATTTTTTGCAATGACGTCATAATCACATACTTGAGGTTGATCAGCTTCATATAAAACTGTATTTAACTGATCATACATCCAAGGATTTTCTTCAAAAAAGGTACCTAAAAATCCCTCGCAGTCGGCAATTAAAGTGGTGAATTTAAGTCCATACAGATCTTGAACCTCTTCAAGTGTGTATGTAGGAACACTCGTCGGTTCTGATGTACTTACGGTCATTGTTCCGTAATCAGGACTGTCTTCCAGTGCAAGTGCGACGGGCTTTTTTGAGATGGCGCCTTTCAAGATATGAAACTTACAGTTGTTTATATCCCTGTTCTTCTTGAGACAATCCCAAACTCTAAAATCTGGCTCAACTGCCACGTGATTCAAAGGATTCGAAATCTTTCGATTAATAACAACAGATACGCTTCCATATCGGGCTCCTAGCTCAAGAACAACATCATCTGGCAAGACAAATAGATTCGCGTGGTCTTGTTCGCGCTTTTCACAGTAATCTGTGTCAATGCGATCTCCATTTCGATCATAGATCTCCATTGTAATGGTCATAGTCATTATGCTTCAATAACCAACGCATCACCCTGCTGAGCAGCCGACGGTGTGGCGCGATACTGAACCATCCGTCCAATCTCCTTCTTCGGCACTGCAGAATCTACACAATACCTCACAATCGCCTTGTACAGATCAAATCCGTGGTAGCGATCGTGATTATCCATCTTTGAGCGGAACATCACTGATGTTCCATCTGTCTGCTTCATCCATTGCAAAAAGAGCCCAAACAACGGGTGTGCAACTTCATGCTTCGGTCCCTTGGGAAACATATCCCAGAAGATCGACGTAGCCAGACGCACCAGATCAAAAGAAGATGACGCACCGATGTGAGGGTGCTTATTGTTGTAGAACGGCTCCATATTGTACTGACCGCCCGCTTCCTCATCCTCCTGGAACTGATTGCTGATAAAGGTCTTCGGCTCCTTCAGACCGACCAGGCGAAGATTGATAATCGCGCGATCAAAGTCAATGATCTTCATCAAGTATCCGAATGTCGGAACCTTGTAGTATACGCCACCGTGGGCATAAAGACAATGTGTCTGGTTGGTCTTGATGTACATCACATTGTTTCCGTGGAGATCATTGTGAGTGAATCCATAGTTCCGCTGGGCAAACGCCAGAGCAAACACAACCTGTGAGAACCACGCAACGTGCTTCTCGGGCTCAGGATGCTGTTTGATAAGCTCGTACAGAGTTCCCTCACAACGCTCCATCACAGTGGTGACAACGGGCACATCCGTAAACGTAGCCCACGCAAACGGCTCGGGCTCATCCTCCTCACCCTCTTCGTCGTCCGTTCCATCAGAGCAGGCGCAGGACTCGATGTCATACACATCATCCTCGTCCGACTCATCATCCTCCATCTCCGGGGATCCGGAAGACGCAACATCATAAGCCTCCACCTTTCCATCCTCATCCGGATTGCTGACGTGATCAGCATCCACATCATCGATCTCACCTAGATCAATCTCCTCTGCAGTTTCGACCGCAAGGCGAGCACGACGTGTGTGAGAGAACTCAGCATCGTGACCCGCTGTCCGAAGCTTCAGCTCAAATGTCTTGCCGATCTTGTCGGCAAACCAACCCTTCTCGGTGAGCTCCTCATAGTCATCCGAGATGTCGATGGTGTGCGTTGCAGCTAGACCCACATAGACACCATACACCTTCGGGAAATGCTGGCAGCCGGACTCAGACAGAGCAATCGACGTAATGGCGCCCACATAAGCAGCTGTGTGCGGGCTCTGCATCCGCTCCTGGAGGTCATTTGCAATATCAGTGCGCTTGGGGACACCAAATGCACCATAGTCTCCGCGCATCGTCTTGAAGGGAGACAGAATCATAGTGGTCTTGCGGTGAACAGGCGTCACGAGACCCAGAACCTTGACGTGGTGTGCATCAACAATCGAATCAATCGGATAGTCCAGTTTCACACCATAGTCATTCACATTTGCAAGATTCTCCGTCTTGAACAGCTTTTCAAGGCACGGGAAGAAGGGCTGCATCGTCTTCATAGACCAGGGCGCTCCATCGAGTCGAGGCATCCGATGAATTTTCATCTGGACAGATGTAGTTCTCAAATCCTTTCCCATTATGAACTGTCTCGGCGATGAATGATGAAAAATAAACGACGGTGAGAACAAGATGACACAGAACTTCAATCTGAAAAAGTTCAATATGGAGATGATCAAAGAACGATGTGGAATGGACTCTCGCAAAAGTCCTATGATCGTCATCATCGGAAAGAAGGATACGGGGAAATCTTTCTTGGCTCGCGATCTTCTTTTTAACGTTCAGGACTCGTTTCCGGCAGGAATGGTAATCTCGCCCACAGAAGCCGTGAACGAGTATTTCCAGTCTTTTGTGCCTTCCAAGCTGATTCACGATAAATATGAACCTGCAAAGGTCCAGGCATTTATCAAGCGCCAGTTTGCTGCCAAACAACGATTTCTGAAGTCCAAGGCAAGTGGACAGCCGTTTGATCCTCGTGCGTTCCTGATTCTGGACGACTGTCTCTACGCAGCCAAGGAGTGGATCAACGAAGAGTCAACTCGTTTTGTCTTTATGAACGGTCGTCACTTGGATATGATGACGATCATCACTATGCAGTACCCGCTTGGTATCACACCCAATCTGCGTACCAACGTGGATTTCGTCTTCATTCTGCGCGAGAATATCCTAGGTAATCGTCGTAGAATTTACGAGAATTACGCCGGTATGTTTCCTACGTTTGAGATGTTTTGTGATTTTATGGACCAGTGCACGGAGAATTACGAGGGTCTGGTCATTTGCAACAATGTGTCCTCCAACAAGCTCGATGATCAGGTCTTTTGGTACAAAGCGTCAGAGCACCCGCCGTTCCGGTTATGCGATCAGACCTTATGGGCTGATAACCGACCATTCCAGTCAGCTATGCTCGCCGCCGACGAGTATAATTCCGCTTCGATGAGGAAGAAGAACGGCCCGCCTTCCATTTGGGTGAAGAAGACCGGTGGCGAGTAAACTTTCCACCTGATGTATCCATTGCAACATCCGCAGCAGGAACGACCTGTGCCGCAATTCCAAATGAACTAAAAGCCGCTAACAGCTGATCAAACTCATCCTGAGGAACAGGAGCAGCTTGATCTTTCTTGATATACTGCGTTGTCCGAGTGGACCTTACAATACTCCATCCCTGGGGAACCGGAGAACCCTTCGCAGTTTTGATGACTCGATCACCCATTTATGTTTAGTCGCGAAAAGCTCCCTCAGACGGGTGCACCGGCTTGGACGCATCCTCCAGCTGAGCAGCACCGCCCGTATTGGCGCGATTGACACCTGCATCCTCAAGCGCCTTCTCAGCCGCGTTCGCCTTGCGACGCTTCTCGTTCTCCTCCTTCTGCGCCTTGATGGACTCCTCACGCTGCTCGGCAAAGAAGAGCTCCTTGTTGGACTCGTTCTCCTTGTACTTGCGCATCAGCTCGTTCAGCTCCTTCTCGGCATACTCGACCTCCGGCATCAGGTGCTCCGAGGGATCCCACGGCAGCCACGCACCGACCTTACCGATGTAGAGATTGTCCTTCGGGTAGCGACGCTGAAGGATCTTGGCAAACATCTGCGTCTCCTCCACCGTGGCAAACGAACGGCGGACCTTGACACCGCGGATGTTCGTGCGGAAATCCACCTGATTGTCATACGTCTCCTGGAGCTCCTTCTCATTCTTCAGAAGGAAGATCTGGTACTGCTCGTGGATGTCCGTCTTCTTGACCTCATCCTTGCGCACACCAACAAAGTCATTCGCATCCTTCAGGAGATCATCGATCTTGATCGAGTACTTCTTGGACAGGAATGCCATAAAGCTCTCCATTCCCTTGACCTTCCACTCGTAGTCCATCCACTGGACGAACTTCTCAAAGAAGAACTCCTCCTTCTGCTTGATCACCTTCTCCGGACTGATAAAAGACACCACGCAGTACTTCTGCGTCGGGATCTCCGGGTCCTCGTCGAGGTAGTCGATGGGTCCGTCCTCGTCGCGCTTAGGGAGCTCAGTGCGGGGCATTTACTTGTTCCCTCGGTTCCTTTGAAAGTCCTTTCTCCGCAAGAACACAAATGTACGATATCTTCACCACTGCCTACCTCTTCTTTCTGCTGTCACCGGGTGTGCTGCTGAGCATTGGTTCGGGTATGATGGCTGCCGCGATCCATATGGTTGTGTTCTTTGTGATTCTGCAATATGTGTCTCTGTATGTGCCGTGGTGGGCTGTGTGGCTGGTGGGTGTCCCGCTTGTGACACTGAAGGTGTATTCGGGCGGTGTGTAAAAAATCTTCGGACCTAAGAACCAAACAAATGTCTGATTCTTCTCAGCCGAAGCCCACTCCCTCTGCCGGTGTTGATATGGCCGACCTCGTTATGCGCCTCGTGAAGTACCTCCTGGAGGGTCTTGCGGTTGCGATTGCGGCGTTCGTTCTCCCCGGCAAGACGCTGAAGGTTGCCGAGGTTGGAATGATTGCCCTCGTTGCCACTGCCACGTTCGCCATCCTGGATATCTATGCCCCTAGCGTGGGTGCCTCTGCTCGCACGGGTGCCGGTTTCGGAATCGGTGCCAACCTGGTTGGGTTCCCTCGCGTGTAAGGGAAAAAATTACAAGCTGTGGGGATCGAACCCACGCGGCTTTCGCCAACGGATCTTAAGACCGTCTCCTTAACCACTCGGACAAGCTTGTTAGGTAACCTTCAGAGCCGTCACAAGGTGCGACGCCAACGTTGTGGTCAGCAACGTTCCATAGTTATTCTGCGTGAGCTGCATTGTGCCGAGCGCCACAACACAAACCGGACTTGATGTAGAGACGAGAGTGTAGACGATTTCGCTCAATGTATGCGGGACGCAGAATGTGTCGTAGATCCTTGATGCCCCGTAATGAACGATGTAGTTACCTGCGACCGCGACGATACCCTTGAAGACCACCGAAACCATACTATCCATTTACCACTTACCTACCTCTAAGAAACTAATGGAAACAACTTCCATTTTCTTAGTGCGCCACAATGGGAAATGGATTAAGATTCAACCTCGTCCTTTTGAGCCTGAGAGAATGACAACAGACATTGCGTGGATGCAAATCAAGGAAGGTATTGATGCAGAGGAAGCCTATCGCCGTTGGTTTGAGCTTCAACGTAGAATTTCTCGTGTTCTCAAGTAATGAATACAATCCTTATTGTGCTGGCATTCACCGTTCTTGTCTACCTTGTTTGGCGGATGTGGAAGCCGTACCTGAAGTCGACTCCCAAGCGCGAGGTGCAAAAGGACAAGGCAAATCTCTACTTTTTCCATACAGACTGGTGCGGACACTGTATAAAGGCAATGCCCGAATGGGAGAAGCTCGAATCGGGTCCCCATCAGTTCGGCACAACCGAGGTCTCCTTTGTTCGCGTGAATGCTGAGAAGGATCGTGCAACAGCTGATCTCTACCAGGTCGATGCATACCCGACCATCAAGCTTGAGACGCCGACTGGATTGTACACATATGACAAGACGCCGACAGCTGATGGATTAACTAACTACCTCCGGCAGACGTTTGGCAATGAATCGTGAGACGTTTGCATATCCATAGTCAAACAACTCCTTCTTGTCATCATCCGTCAACTGTTGAAGGATTGAAATTCTATCATTCTTAAACCACACAACATTATCAGGTTGCGACTCAGTTCGAGCCGCCTCATACAACGTTGCAGCATAATCCGTGATCGACATCGTTTGGAGTCGTTCAGGCGTTATATTAAACTCGGCTCGGCTGATATGAAAGACTAAACATTCAGGAGGAACAACCTTGTGAATGTTGTGTGCATAGACTCCGCCGTCCACATATACATTGTTGAAAATAACCGGTGGATGAAACACGAAGGGGAGACAGCACGATGCCTTCAGTGCAGACAGGATGGGTACATTTCCAGTCAGGAAAATAGACTTCCGTATTGTGAGATTCGATGCAAGAATGTGTAGCTTCTGTGGCGCATCTCCAATCACTGCATTTCGAAGATCAACTCCCTGACCATCAAAGGCAGCCAAAACTGCCTTTTCAAATGCATCCATAGGAAACAGCGCCTTTTGCGTGGTAAAGGATGTCAGTGAGGTCAGATTAATCGATGGGATCACCGACGACAGATTGAATCCCGTCTCGAACATAAGTCGAATTCCAGCAATAGGAATCTTATATGCAACAGCCGTTGCAAGAATCGATCCAGCGGAACATCCGTAGATTCCATCCGGAAAGAGAAGTGGTTGTGTTTTTTCCAAGGCTGCCAAACCTCCAACCATCATTCCACCTCTCACTCCACCACCTCCGAGGGCAATTGCTCGAAACATTCTTATGAAGAGTATGTAAGTATGCTTAAAGCTCGTGATGTATGGGATGAGCAAGAAGATCGCAAGGAAAAACGTATGCGCGCAATGAGACCCGTGCTGTCTCAGCTCTACGGTCAGATCCGCAAACAAGCCGTTCACGCGCCCAATGCACCCTATATCGTATTTGAGATTCCTGCCTATGTATTTGGCTATCCACTGTTCAATATGGCTGAAGCTCGTGAGTACATTATGAATGTCTTGTCCCAGGGTGGCTATATGGTCTGGGTCATTGATGACAAGTATCTGCTGATTTCCTGGCTCAAGACTGCCGGTGGAAAACTGTCTCAGCACCGTCCACCCCTTCTCACAAACTACCGTCCTCAAGTCTACGATCCTTCGACGCTTGGGGCAATGCGATAAAATGGAAAATTCAACTTCACGCCTTTAAACCACATATATGTGTGATCATGAAGTTGTGGTCAACGATGGTGAGCGCGTGTGCACTCTCTGTGGAACGATTCTGGGGTCTGCTATTGATGAGGGAGCAGAATGGCGAGTCTATGGCAATACTGAAGACGACCCCTCACGTACCGGGACGATCACGAGCGAACTCCTTCCTGATTCATCCTACGGTTCGATGATGATGCGCCGTCGTGGAGGACAGCAGTCAGAGGAGGGAAAGTCGATTGCAAAACTGTCTGCGTGGTCGTTTTCGAGCCACGGAGAGAGGTCTTGGATGGGTATCTTTGATGCGATTCAACAGTCGTGTGCTCGAGCGGGTCTGCCGAAGGCGATTGTGATGGATGGCTGTGCAATGTTCAAGAAGGTCGAGGACGCACAGAAGACCCGCGGAGAAACTCGTCGTGCTCTGATGGCGGCTGCGATCTTTACATCCTGTCGCCAGCACGATGCAACCAGGACCCACGAGGAGGTTGCAAATCTCTTCCACGTGTCTATCCGATCCCTGTGCAAGGCTCTCACTCGATTCACAGATGGCGGATCCAATGTCCTGAATACCCAGCTGGGTATTGCTGAACGTATCTGCGCCGATATGGATCTCTCTGACACAGACCGTGATGCGATTGTTCTGATGCTTCATAACCTCCCCGAGATGGAGCACACGCCAAAGACGATTGTGGCTGGCGTTGTCTGTTCCGTGTTGGGCGGTCAAATCCCAAAGGTGTCTGCTGCTTCTGGCGTTTCATCAGTTTCTATCCGCAAGATTGTGGATAAGTTTAAGGCGACGGCAGGTACGTGATGGAATACTTATATATGACCGAACCGCTTGCAGAACTCGTCAGCTGAATATTGCTAAGTGATGAAACAATATTAGCATTTGCGTTGCTATAGACCATCGACACAACTGTATACGTGCTTCCAGTTACCAGCACAAGTGCAATTTGCGATACATAGTTTGTAGATGATGCAACATCTTGCGCAGAAACGATTGTTATGCCCTTTTTCCATTGTCCAATTGTAACTCCTGATCCGTTTGCGATCGGCACTGTTGTTCCGTTCGTCGAGAAGAACCCACCCGTCACCTGCAGAGTCGCATTGGAGTTTGAGTAGCTAGGTGTATTGCTAATGGAGGCAACCGTGTTATTGGATGAGTCATGAGTAAAAGTGAATACGCCGTAACCATCGGACACCTGCATATCCCCGTTCACATCCAGTGCGTAGTAACCTGGCATCTTGTTGATGCCCAGACCGCCGTTCTGGTTTGTACCGATCCGAGTGTACCCGTTCACATCAAATGCAAGTGGAAGACTTGTCGTCGGAAGATTCGACAGATTGATACCGACGCGATTTCCAGACAAATCGCCAACAATTGCAGTATTGGCTCCACTTCCGATCAAAAGAGTATTACTTGTAGCTGCTCCACCATTCGTGACACCGGGTCCCAGGAAGATGTTGTTCGTACCGCTTGCAATACCCGCTCCGCATCCAATATAGATGTTCGAGGTTCCACCGTTCAGGGTGTTGGCTCCAATCGAAATACTGTTTGAACTTCCGATCGCTCCAAACCCAGCGCGGTATCCAAGAAACACGCCATTTTTCACATTCGACGTTGATCCACCCGCAGATGTTCCAACGAACGTGTCGGTGGTATTGCTCGTTGACGTTAGCAGAGAGTGATCGTTTCCCGCGCCCACACCGACATACACGTTAGATGCTGAATCACCAATATTTGCAGCGTACGCCGTGACCACATTTGCAGAGACTGTATCAATGTTCGTCAATTCAAGCTTCGACCGATAGACATTGCTCGTCGTGTCCCAGATAAACGTGGGGCGAAACACGTTTACCAGTAGGTTTTGGACCCCAGTCGTACTACTCATTGTATTGACGGGAGACAAAGGTTTAAGTGTATTCTCCGCTATATACACAGCAATGTCCTACACTCTCTTCCCTATCAAGCCTTCCGAGGAGCACCTCTACAAGATGTACAAGCAGAGCGTCGCCGTGTTCTGGACGCCGGACGAGATTGACTTTTCGAAGGACCAGGCGGATTGGGCGAAGCTGACCGCGGATGAGAAGCATTTTGTTGGGCGCGTGTTGGCATTCTTCGCCGGGTCGGATGGTATTGTGATGGAGAATCTTGTGATCCGATTCCAGGGCGAGGTGAAGTCCCAAGTGGTTAAGCTGTTTTATTCTTTCCAGAATGCGATGGAGGGTATTCACTCGGAGACATACTCACTCCTGATTGACACCTACATCAAGGACGAGGACAAGAAGGCTGAGCTCTTCAATGCAATCGAGACCATTCCGTGTATCCAGAAGAAGGCTGACTGGGCTCTTGAGTGGATGGGTTCGGAGCAGCCCTTTGCAAATCGTCTGGTTGCCTTCGCCTGTGTGGAGGGCATCTTCTTCTCAGGTGCATTCTGTTCAATCTTCTGGCTGAAGAAGCGCGGGCTTCTGCCCGGACTGACCTTCAGCAATGAGCTCATCTCTCGCGACGAGGGTCTTCACACGCAGTTTGCGATTGCCCTGTTCCACACGCTGGGAGAGAAGCCGGACCCGCTGATCGTGAGCCGTATCATCGCCGACGCGGTCAAGCTTGAGAAGGAGTTCATTTGCGATGCGCTCCCTTGCTCGCTGATTGGTATGAACGCGAATCTGATGTCCCAGTACATCGAGTTTGTGGCTGATCGTCTTGCCGTCCAGCTGGGAGGTAAGAAGATCTTCCATGCACAGAATCCGTTTGACTTTATGGATTTGATCAGTTTGGAGGGCAAGACCAATTTCTTTGAGAAGAAGGTGTCGGACTATTCTCGCGTTCAGTCGTCTGGCGAGATCCGTCTAGACGAGGATTTCTAAGCAGAGTATAAATGGGTGAAGAGAATCCATCGGGTCCCACAACAAAAACATATCACGTTACATTGCGAATGTACTATCCTGTATTGAGTGCAGGTGAGAAGTCAAAAGTTACAGATTACTTCAAAGATCAGGCAAACTGGGATACTGAGGAACCAGTGGACAGTATCAAGAACTCTACTATTTCGTTCACAGATGTTGGTGACAATACACTTGTAATTCCTGCAGCCGATGTTACACTCTCGTATCATACAAATATCAACTCATCAGAAGATCTTGCTGATGCATACAATAGTATACTTGGAAGCAGCTTCCAAGATCTGGATACGGCTATTGGTAAAAAGCATACACCTGGAAGTGCCAAGGTGGGTGGACGTCGTCGCAGAACATTCAAGAAGAAGCGGTTGATGTCAAAGAAATATTGTAAGAAGACCCCTTGCAAGCGTATGGGGTTCACGCAAAAGGCGAGTTGCCGTCCCTACAAGAATTGTTATCAATGAAGAATCACATTCCCAGCAGGTGTCTCAGTCTTCTCATCTCCAGTCTTAGACGGCGTAACCGGGACGAAGTTCTCCGTCGACATCGACTGAAGGACAAACATAATGAGGAAGGAGATAACCACAATCACAAGAACATACTTCGCCAGCGTCCACAGCAGTCCCTTCATTGACGAAGAATTCTTCGCAGCGTAGGCGCCGACACCCGATGCAACCATTGTCTCAAGAAAACCACCTCCTTTCTTAGCGGGCATTTATTCAGAAGGCAAGATTACTTTGCTGGAGGAGTCCCTGACGCAGAGTTTGTTGCATTTGCCGGAGGAGGCTGAGTCTTCTTTCCAAACACAACCGCGAAGAGGAAGAAGATGATAAAGAACAGGAGCAGTCCACCCATTGCATACGCAAAGTACAGTCCGGCTGTCCCGACAACTCCCACAACACTTGAGTTAGGGTTCTGGCGTGCAAGGTAGGCTCCCGTTCCAATAAGAGCGGCGTCTTCAAGAAGATTGTTTCCATCTCCGCCGAACATCTTCTTCATAAAGCTTTTGCGAGCCATTTACCTTTAACAGCGGAATTAACGTAATGGATCAGGATGCGATTACGGCGCTTGTCGTCTTTTTAGTGGTGGTTACGTGTGGAACTGTTACAGTGGTTTCGGCTTATGTGTGTCCGCGTACGCGCCCTCGACGTATCTCTGGATATATTGATGACGAAGTGGATCTCGTTTAAGGAGCCACAACCTTTCCCTGCCCTCGTATAAATGGAGTTTCTTCACGCATCTATTGCCCTCCTCGCCTCGATGGTCCTCGTTCTCGCGGGTATGGTCGGTTGGATCTACTGGCAGCAGACGCGCCTGTTCCAGAATATGAATGCAGTTGCGCTCGTGATTGGCGACCTGAATCAGACCCTGATGGCTACACAGATTGCTCAGCCTAAGGTTGAGCTTGCGTCTGTTCCCGAGCCCACAGAGACTCTCCAACGCGCCGAGATCCCGACGTCGGATGACGAGGATGATCGCCTGTCGGTGCCCCAGGATGCGGAGGTCGTCGACGGTCCCCCGGCTCCCCTGGATACGGATGGTCTCCAGGACAAGTCAAAGAAGGAGCTGCAGGAGATCCTGACCCAGCGCGGAATCCCGTACAGCAAGTCGGACGCCAAGCCCGTTCTGATCTCGCTGCTTAAAGCCACCGCGTAAAGTAATACAATGAAGGTTATCTCGTTTGACGTAGGACTTCGTAATTTAGCATACTGTGTCCTTGAAGGCACTGATCGCAACGATGTGAGGATTGTAGATTGGAATATCATTGACGTATTAGGAGAACAGGCAGGCGTCGGTGCTCCTAAATGTCATAAGTGTGCAACTGCGGCTCGGTATGAGCACGCAAGTAATGGACTGTTCTCTTGTGCTAAGCACGTGCCACGTAAGAAGAAGACTCCGACCAAGACGGAGATCAACAAGATGACTCCTAATCAGATCAATGAGCAGCTGGCGGCAGAGGGACTGACAACCGAAGCCACAAAGAAAGCAGATCTGGTCAAGCTCCTCTACAACCACTACAAACAGAATACGTGGAAGAAGTGCGTATCCTCAGCAACCCAAGGATCGTGTCTGGATTTGGCACCCGCGATCATCAAGAGCTTGGACGCACGATCGGCATGGAAGGGAGCAGATCTTGTTTGCATTGAGAACCAGATGGACCGACGGATGTTTGGCGTTCAGGCGATGATCCAGATGTATTTTTGCTGTAGGGGATTTCGATCCGTTGGCGTATCTGCGACTCACAAACTTTCAAACATAGTGACTGTGGAAGATTCGACTGGATCGTATAAAGGTCGCAAAGCGACAGGCATAGCTCACGCGCGCGAGTT